ATGGAGGCGGGCCATCTTCCATCGCAGCAGGGATTCCCATCGCCTTTGGCTTATTCCCAGCCGAGCCCCAGCGGAGTCGGGAACGACTCCGCGTGGAGGACGCTCGTCCTGGTATTCACCATCACCGCAGTTGGTCTGGCGTGTTCATTTGCGCTTTACCGTCTGTGTGTGAAGGACCTTGTTCTGTTGCTGAGGGCGAAGCGCTCAAGGACGGTGACGGAACTGGGGTTCGGCGGCACCCCGGCGCGCCAAGACGGCGTTCGTACCGGGAGTGGGGTTCCCGGGCTTGGATAGTTTCCACCAGGACCGGTTGCTTACATACGGGGACTTCCGGCGAGCGCTCGAGCTGAGCCGAGCCATGCCGTCGTCCACGCGTGCTGCTGTGAGGCCTAAGCGTAAGAGGGTTGGGAAACAACCGTGGCCCAGAGAACTATGGCAGAGGGGGATTACCCCACGAAACAGCAGGATCCGGTCGACGGGTCTCATCGATGAGACCCGTTCGCCCTTTCGTTGCAGTAATGAAGTATACATGGACACCCAACGGGGCAGGAGTTCAGGTTGCTGCACCGGGTGCTGTCTATCTCATGACGAACTTGCCCCGGGGGAGCAGCGAAGACCAGCGACACACGGGGGAGACCTTGGCTTACAAGCTGGGAATCGACCTAGAGGTACAGGTTGTGTCAGCTCAGTTTGCCTATGCCAACAAGAGTACCCATGTCATGTGGCTGGTCTATGACGCACAGCCGAGCGGTCGTCTTCCGGCGACCTCTGATATCTTCGACTACGTTGAGGGGTTCCAGTATATCCCACACGTGTGGAAGGTGAGGCGAGATCTGTGCCACCGGTACATTGTCAAACGGAAGTGGATGATAAACCTCGAGACCAATGGAGCGTCCTTCGGGGTGGACTTCAGTAGCAGACCGGTCACTGCTCCAAAGTACCGGGCTAGCTTCCACAAGTTCGTTAAGCGGTTAGGCGTACGAACTGAGTGGAAGAACTCCGACACGGGTGAGATCGGAGACATCCAGAGGGGAGCGTTGTACTTGGTGGTTGCTCCAGGCAACAACGTTCCGATAAACATTAGGGGGTACTTCCGTTTGTATTTCAAGAGTGTCGGTAATCAGTAGGATTACCGTCTTTGTAATCGAAGATTAATAAGAAGCGAAGCTTTTATTCATATAGCGTGCAGTGCACAGAGAAATTACAACACACACAATCGCAGCCGAGGCTTAAGACGAGTCTCAGCGATTCCCTGCGATCATCTACATCAAAAAAAAACACACTTTATAATAATTCAGGCTGAGTCGCTGGCGTAAAGCCGGGTCCGGTATGAAGCTCTCTTCAGATGTCATGTAGTGGATCTGCACGTTCGCTTCGAAGTACGACACCTGCCCGGGTGTCATATCGGCTAGCCAGTCCTCGTCCTCATTCACCAGTATGATAGTAGGGATACCTCCCTTTATCAGTTTCTTCTTACCATATTTAGGATTTACAGTAAAGTCCTTCTGGCAGCCGATCAGAGCCTTCCAGTGAGGACAGAACTTGAAGGGGATGTCGTCGATCACATTGTATTGGGCCTCCTGGTCGTATGTGGCCCAATCCACCTGCATATTGTAGTAGTTATGACGTCCTAACACCCTGGCCCAAGATTTCTTACCGGTACGAGTTGGTCCGCAGATGTAGAGGGATTTCCGGCGCCCTGCTCCGTCCTAGTAACGTCAGCCATCCACTTTAAATCAGATTCGGCGTCCTCGGCCGGATGTAGACAAGAGTACGCGAAGGGACTTACGATGTAGCACTGCAGGTTCTCCTGATACCAGTCCAAGAGGTTCTCATGACATGTGAGATCCGTAGTCTGGTACTGGCTCTGGTACTGGGGAGTGATGTCAGGGAAGAGCTTGGATGCAGAGTATTCGAACTGGGCTAGTCTAGTAGCCCACTCAAACGGGAAGGACTTTCGGACCATCCCGAGATAATCGTCCCGGGTGGTAGCGGTTCGGAGGATGTACCGCATGCGCTCGTCCTTGACGGCCGAGTCGCTGCGCCTCCTATCTGTGTGTTTGGGAGGTCTTCCGCCAGGGGCGACAAACTTCCCCCTGGCTGACTGGCTAACAGGCTCTTTGAGGATATACTCTTTGACCTTAGTAGCGCTTCTAACTGTTTGGATATTTGGGTGATTTCCACCCAAATCAGCAAAAGAAGAGTCGCGAGACCGATATTGATCAGTAAGCTGCACAAGGCAATGAACATGGAAGCCGGAGTCCTGATGCAGCTCACGAACAGAAAGAATATACAGAGGCTTATGAGACGAAAATTTGTCCCAGAGAGCATCTGTGATTAGGGCTGGATCGATCTCACACCGGGAGTAGGTGAGGAAGATGTTCTTCCCTCGGAAGTGGAATCCGTCGACGCTCTCCTCGTCGGAGGAAGAGATGGCGAACGGGGACGGAGGGCGAGAGGGTCCAGACATGTTCTAGTCCTTAGCCGTTTTCTGGGTGTGGAGCTCTCTAAAACTCCTAAGACATGCGTCGAAACGTTTGCCCAGGCCGTGGGCTTAAATAGATAGCGGGCCGAAAGGCACGCTGCGAGTGGGGGGCGGGATGCGACGTTGATAGACGCGCGATAATATTACCCCGCCCCCCACTCGCGAGGGCGACGTGTGCGCTCTACGTCGCCCGAGCGGGCCGGCTTTTGTACTGGGCCGCATCTTTTCCCGGCCTGAGTGCGCAACACGGGTGTTCGATCGGGACACCGCGTCTTTAAAGTCAACATCTTTAGGTCCTTCGACG